GCAATCAGCGCATGGCTTTGGTTCCCAGTTTAGATATGCGCGTGAGTTGTTGAGTGAAACACCAACGCGAGCAGCATTGAAGATTGCGTTTCGCTCAGCATGTTCAACCCAGTGATACTTTTCTGGACGCTTCCAGCGATCTTTCCAATCTTCTTCAATGCCTCTTGGAAAGCCATTGAATCCAGTCGACAAGATGACGTTATCATCATTGACGATTACACACCCCACCTTTGTCGACGGATCCTTGCTCTTTTGAGAGATTAGAGCAGCCTGTAAGATAAACAATTCATCCCACGATAGTTCATCACGAATCATACTATAGTTATCTCAATAATTACTTAATTAAAATCTTACGAGGCTTTTGCTCCTCAGGAATGACATTCTCTAATTCAATAGTTAGAATGCCATCTGCCATCGTAGCATCACGCACGACTACTGTGTCAGAAAGAACAAACTGGCGCGCGAATCCACGACCAGCAATTCCCTTAACAAGATACTCGCGTTCATCTTTATCAGCGTGTTTGCCTGTAACCTTTAGAGAATTCTTTTCGGCTACAATTTCAATCTCTTCCTGCTTGTAACCTGCAACTGCAAGTTCGATGGCGAAATTATATTCGTCCTTCTTGATTACATTTACAGGTGGGAACGCACTAGGATTAGAGTTTAGAATATGCGTGGCGTTGTCGAGAGCAGTAAAGAAATTCTCGAAGCCGAGCGCAGTAGGCAAATAGCGATCATAATTAAAGACTGATGTTGACGTAAGTGTCATTTTTGTACTCCTTTAATAAGCAAGTTTATAGTTGTGGACCCCATATGGGCATCCATCATTATTTATACGCCAGTTGAACCAAATCCGCCAGATCGCTCAGAGTGCCTATCAGGTGGCTGTGTTAAAACAATAAATTCTACTTTCTCATTACTGACTACCTCAGCCTGAGCAATTCGTTCTCCTTTCTTAAGAACTTGTCCCATTTGAGAAATATTTGTCAGGAGCACATAAACTTGCTCTTGGTAATCAACATCTACAATACCTTCTGCGTTAGCCAGTACCAGACCTCTCTTAAGAGATAAACCAGATCTTGGGTGTAGTCTTATGCTATACGTCTGCAACGAAGGCAACGTCGACTGAGCCATAATGTCTGCGAAGTTTTCTATTGTGACTCTTCTTTCAATTTTAAAGATCAAGCCTGTAGGAATTAACAGGCGATCTCCTGGATAAATCGAGATCTCTCCGAAGTTGTTTATCTTCTGAGTAATTGGATTGTTATACTTATCATAACCAGTTACTTGATCAGTTGTTGGTTGAAACGACAGATCAAAACAGTTCGAGAGCGAGGTGCCGTATGTTGGTATTTCTAGATCATCACGAAGTTTATATACGCATAATGTATTCACAAATTATCCCTCTTTCTTTTTCTTACCGATAGTATATTTGGAAACCAACTGCCAATCTGCTTTATCTTTAAATGGGAGAATCTTAATCTGAGACAATGGAGCAACATTATCCTTTGTCTTTACTGGGTCAACGAGTTTTACAAGACCCCATTCAGCCATTAAATTGGCAATAGTATTGCGACGCTGCATATCGTTGTCGCTCATATTACTTGGCTTACCATCGAGTTCAAAGAGTTCTTTGAAGTGAACGATGTAATACTTACCTTGTTTATGTAGGATATGGCAAGACTGATAGAGAATGTTGTCTTTCTTTGCAGCAACACCAATGCGAGTAAGAGTCTCACGCACTTTTAGGAAGTCATCTTGCTTTTCTAATGTGACCTCTACGAGTTTGTCGACCATGTTCAATCATCCTTTATATAATTCTTTTTTGATAATCGCGATCTGGTCGTCAGAAAAAATCTTTAAGGCTTCATATGCTTTAGCATCAGAATAACCATAATATTCTTTAATCACATCCAAATCAACGCTCTTCGCCTTCTTGTACCATTTGCTATATGGACGCTTGGAGGCTCTTACAATATTTAGTAAAAAATCATATTTAAGTTTATTGTCCAGATTAGGATAGCGGTTCATTTCGTTCGCTATTAATGCCGTGTCCCTGTGAAAAGACAATGCGCGATTAACCATAAAACTGGAGTATGACTTCTCGTCCTGCTCATTTAGCAGAGCATATTCTTTCGTCTGTAGAATAGACGGAATTATTTCTTTGAATAAATCAGCCATGAAAAAACTCTAACAAGTTATTTGGTTCTTGTGTTTCAGGGTTCCAAACATATACAGCATGTAATTTGTGTCTTCTTTTAGCCAATTGTAATCTGTTAATCGATACTGTAGAATCTTCAGTTGGAGGGTGTGTTGTTACTATGATAAATTTATAATCTTGCGTAGGGGCATTTGTTTCCTTCCAATCTAAAAATTCAGACGCTTCTGCTACTACATCTAAACAAGTATCTCTTCTACTTAATCCATCTCCCCCTTTACAGTCTGCAACATATATTGTTCCTTCGTGTTCAAACATGTGTTCTACTCTAGAACCAATCACAGTATTTTTAAATTGACCAATATAGATTGCACCAGGAAATAATTCTTGCAATCCAGTTTCTTTAAACTGTTTTTCGTAGAGAGAACCTATACTAGCATTCTCTGCGTTTGCGATGGTGTTTTTATGGTTCTTATCCATTGAACTTGCACTCCACCATAAGTTCAGTCAAACACGCAGTAAGATTCAGTTCCTGATCAGCAACAAATGCTGACTGATATTGATACTTGGCTAGGATGATAACTGCATTCGGAATCGTAGACTTATCCATAATGTCATAAAGACTGTTATAGATCTTACGATACAACACCGCAGGATCATCTGTACCATTGTCAGCAACCCACTTACGCATCGCACTGAAGTTTTGATCTCGCAGCGCAATCACAAGTTCACCAATAGATACATCAGCAAGATTGGTTAGAATACCTGCGTCGATCTTGTTGCTAACTGAATAACGCTGTAGTTCATTTAGAACTCGACGATAGTCAGGAAAGTATTTTTTAACAACTTCAGCAAGAATCGCAGTCTCAAACGGCACCTTTTCTGCCTTAAGAATCTCAGCAGCACGCTTCATAAATGCTGCTGCCATCTTTGGCTTTTCTTCCTTGCGGAGTTTAAACTCAATCACTGCGCATCGTGAGTGTAAAGGCTCAATGATACGGTTCTTGAAATTACAAGTCATGATAAAGGTACAGTTATGCGCAAACTCTTCCATCGCAGCACGCATCGCTGGCTGAGTTGAGTTTGGATTCAGATAATCTGCTTCGTCGATGATGATAACTTTCTTGCTACCAGTCAAAGACATAGAACTCGCATAGTTCTTAATCTTCATTCTGAATGTGTCAATTCCTGACTCATCAGAGCCGTTGATCATCAAATAGTCACAGCCAATTTCTTCACACATTGCTTTGGCGACCGTAGTCTTACCAACGCCAGCGGTTCCGCAGAGAAGGAGATGAGGAATCTCCTTGCGATCTACATAGGATTGAAAGGTGCTTTTGTATTCGTCAGGAAGAATACACTCCGCAATAGTTTTCGGTCGATACTTTTCGACCCACAATGCATCCATCATAATAAAACCTCATAACAATTATTCAGTGACTATTTTACGCCACTTACCATTTGTTTTCAAATATAATTCGCCATCAGGACCAGCAGTCATAGAAACACTTACTGTTTTTAATTTTTTTTCTGGTGCAGTTGTTCCGATACCTAAAGTGTAGTCGGAAGAAAGTCTCATTTTTTCTTTACCATACAGTTGATTAATAGTAAGTGAAGAATAACCGAGATCTTCAATTTGTTTTACTGCATCAGTTTTTCTACCTGAAGCAACTAAAGATGCAGCAGTAACAGCACCACCTGCTGCAGCGGCTGTACTCAGACCAAGGAATTTAAAGAATTTTCTTCGTTCCATAATATAAACTCCACAAAGAGAAGATGGGGTGGGGACGGTGAGTTCCCACGGCGAGCAGTCTGGCGGATAGTGCCGTCAATCTAGAGTATTGCACCCCAATAGACTTATTTAGCCACGTTTTCG